GAAACTGACAGTATAGGTAAATTAAATGATGTGAATATTTTTTCAGCTCTCGATGGCGAGAAGAATATTCATATAGGTGCTAATCACAGCACAACAGGGACAGATGATAGTGGTAGTAATATATCAATCGGTGATTCAGCTTTAGGTTCACTTACTGATGGTGAACAAAATGTAGTATTAGGTAAATCTGCAGGTGCAAATATCACTACAGGTGATAATAACATTGTGATAGGTAAGGAAGCTTTAAATACTGCAACTACTTCAAGTTCAAATATAGCAATTGGTTACCAGGCAGGTAAAACAACTACAAAGTTTCATAATGTTTATATTGGTTACACAGCAGGTAGAGATAGTTCAACTGGTGGCGATAATGTTGTTGTTGGTAGTCAAGCTTTAAGACAGAATACAACTGGTCAACAAAACATTGCTATAGGTAGAGCAACATTAATGAACAGTAATGCAAGTTCTAATGTGGCTGTAGGTCATAATGCTTTATTCACTAGTACAGGTACTTCAGATTCTGTAGCTATAGGTGCAGGTGCTTTAAGTAATTCAACAACAGGTGGTTATAATCAAACAGGAATTGGTAAAGCTGCAGGTCAAAATGTAACTACAGGTATTAATGTTACTTGTATCGGTGCAAGTGCACAAGCAAGTTCAGCAACAGTTTCAAATGAAATTACTTTAGGTAATGATTCTGTTACTTCATTAAGAATACCAGGTTTACAAGATGGTGCATCTACTAATGATGTATTAACATATGACGGATCTAAAATTGTACTGGCTGCACCTAGTGCACCTACAATGGGACTTAATGATTTATCTGATGTGTTTCATGAAGGTAATAGTTTAGGTATAGGTACAGATGCATTACAAGATGAGGCTAGTAATGGTTTAAGAAATATAGGTATCGGATATAGAGCAGCATCAAATATTACTGCAGGTGATGATAACGTAGCAATAGGTAATGATGCAATGCTTCAAACTAATGGTGATCATAGTTTTAATACTTTTGTTGGGAGTATGGTAGGTCAATCAAGAACAAGTGGTGATTATAATACTGCTATTGGTTATAAATCTCAAGGCGGTTCTTTTGCTTCTGGTGATAACAACACAAGTTTAGGTGCAAATGCTTTAAAGGGTTTACAAGGTGGTCACTCAAATGTTGGTATAGGTAAAGATGCAGGAGATTCTATTACTTCTGGTTTTCAAAATACTCTTATAGGTATGGATGCAGGTGAAGCTATAACTGGTGGAGATAATAATATTTGTATAGGTTATAATGCTCAAGCAAGTGCTATTAATGTAAATAATGAAATTACTTTAGGTGATGCTAATATTACTTCTTTAAGAATACCTGGATTAAGTTCAAGTGCAACTACTGGTGATGTATTAACTTGGAATGGTACAGATATAACTTTAGCAGCCTCAGGTGGCGGTGGTGCTAGTGCTATTGGTGATTTAACAGATGCTGTTTATGATAGCAGCAACAATATGGGTTTAGGCACTAATGCTACAGACGCAATAACTACTGGAACTCATAATATAGGTATAGGTTACAATGCTCTTACAAGTGTTACTGATGGTAATGGAAATGTTGCTATAGGTGAGTTGGCTGCAGAGGATTCTAATGGTTGGCGAAACGTAGTTGTTGGTGCTCGTTCGGGTAAAAACTTAACTACAGGAAATAATAATACATTTTTAGGTTATTATGCAGGTCAATCACATACAACTGAAAAAGAAAATATAGCCATTGGTGCTTATTCAATGTACTCGGCTACAGCAGGTGAAAGAGCTGTTGCTATTGGTAGATCTGCATTATCTAATAACCAAGCTGATTATACTATAGGTATAGGGTATCAAGCGGGTATAAATAATACTACAGGTACTTTTAATACATATATTGGTTACGAATCTGGTTTGACTAATACAACTGGTTCGGAAAACTGTATGGTAGGTATGAGAACTGGTCAAGATTTAGCAACTGGTGGGAAGAATGCTTTATTTGGTGCAAGAGCAGGTGAGAATGTTTTAGGAAGTAATAATACTTTAATTGGTTGGAGTTCAGGTTCATCATTAACTACTGGAAGTAACGTAACTACCTTAGGTTATGATGCAGAGCCAAGTTCAGCTACAGCAACAAATGAGGTTACTTTAGGTAATTCTTCTGTTGCAACTTTAAGATGTCAAACTACATCAATTACTTCTCTATCAGACGCTAGAGACAAGAAAGATGTTGAAGATGCAAACATAGGTTTAGATTTTATTAATGATTTAAGACCTGTTAAGTTCGTATGGGACACTAGAGATGGTGCTAAAAAAGACATTAAAGAAGTCGGGTTTATTGCACAAGAGCTAGACGAAGTTCAACAAAAACACGGAGTTGAAGATGATTTACAGTTAGTTTTAAAAAACAACCCTGATAAATTAGAAGCTTCACAAGGTAAACTTATACCAATTTTAGTTCAAGCTATTAAAGATCTTAAAAAAGAAATAGATGAACTAAAAGCAGAAAAATCATAGGAGGTTAATATGTGGTTATCGGCTATCAAACTTGCAGTTTCTGCAGGATCAAAAATTTATGCTAATAAACAAAAAACAAAAATGGCTATGTCAGATGCACAATTAATGCATGCATCTAAAATGGCTAGAGGTGAAGAACAGTACCAAGGAAAATTATTAGAGGCAAGGCAATCGGACTGGAAAGACGAGGCGGTTCTCATAATCCTAAGTTTGCCAATAGCAATTTTAGCTTGGGCAGTAATATCGGATGACCCAACCGCTATGGACAAAGTAAAATTATTTTTTGATATGTTTGCTACACTTCCAAGTTGGTTTACAAATTTATGGATTCTTGTCGTGGCGAGCATCTATGGTATTAAGGGTACGCAAATATTTAAGGGTAAGAAATAATGGCTAAGAGTTCAGCACATCAAAGAATAGATGATCATGAAAAACTATGTAGGATAATGCAGAATCAAACTAATAAAAAAATAGATGATTTAAAAGCACAAATGCAAAGAAATGAAAAGGCTGTATTAGGAATGATAGGTATGGTTGTACTTGGTATGGGTACAATCATAGTAGAATTATTTGGGAGAATATAATAATGGATAGAATAATATATAATTTGTTTGGTGCTATTGATAAAACAATATCAAAAATAGAAACTTATTCAATTAAGTTAACTGAGTGGTGTTGGCAATCAAGAGTTAAAATATTAAAAAGAAAAAGAAAAAAATAATGAGGGCACAAATGGACTACAGATTTACAGCTATATTAATAGTTCTATTGTGTTTACTTGCTTTATTTGGAGGGCCTAGAATATGAAAGTATCTGAAAATACTTCAGTAGCAATGCCTATTAAGAATATGATTGGATTAATCGTGGGTGTTTCTATGGGGATTTTAGCTTACACAGAATTAACTGCTAGGCTTACAAGTTTAGAAACTTCTAGAGAACTATTTGAAAATGATTTACTTAAAAAATCTGAACAAGTACCAACAGATCAAGAACAACATTTTTTAATTGAGGATCTTTATAAAACCGTAGAAAAAATGGAAGAAACTCAAGAAATGAATATGACTAATAAAGTAAATATAGAATTTTTAAGAGAACAACTAGATAAGGCTCTAGAAGATATTGAGCATTTAAAAGATAAGGTAAGGGAAAACGGCAATGGTAACTGAAATAGTAATAGCCTTATTAATGATAGTTAATGGGGAAATAAAAGAACACAGGATTCAGGATTCAATGGGTCAGTGTTTAAAACATGCACGTATAGCTAAACGTGATGCAAAAGAACATATAAAGTATCAATGTATAAAGTCTATGGCTGAGACAGAGATATATTTAAATGAAAAATCTATTGTAAAATTAATTTTAAAATAAGAATATGTAGGGGGTTTAAAAAGCCCCCTTACATTTTATTTAAAATACTTTTTTAAAATCTCTAATTGATCATTATATTTACTAATAATATCTAATTCTTTTTCTATTGTTTCAATAATATCAGGGTGTTCAGCTACTGCTACACTCTTAGTTAATATAATTTCTATATTAGCCTTATGCTTTGCAATATGGCCTTCGGCATGTTTCTTAACACTATCAATTAACGTTTTTCTCATTTTATCTTCCTTTTCTATATCATCAAATAACTCATCGTATGTCATATATCCTTTCTAAATTTTTGTGAGCCTTTTAAACAGGTTGCTCAGCTGCTTCAGTTTACTAATACCGATGTAGGCTTGAGAGAGGATTGCCTATTTGTCATCCTTGTATCATTGTCTGTTAGATGCCTGCTATTTCTAGTCTTACGTACAATACTAACTTCTAACTGAAACTGGTTATTACACTTCTTCAAAGGCTAAATTACTTTCACTATAACTTAATCTTCCAGTGTTTACATCATATCTTGCCTGTCCACACGATCCAGTATCCCCGCTAAACCTAGACTTCAACACTGCAAACTTTACAATATTTCTATCAGATTTTTCAGATGCCATCATGTTTCTAGCAAAACCTATAATGTCAAAACTTATTTGTTTAATTGATCCAGATCCTTTTATAGAATCTAAATTAGGCATAACACCCTCTTCAAAACTTTTACCCTCACCCGAACTTTTTCTCAAGTGTGATATTAGTGTTAAGTGAACATTATATCTTTTAACAATTTTCAACAAAGAACTCATAACCTTATCAACTGCTTCATTACCAGTTGCACCATCAACACCCTCACTTACAGCGATTGTGATATGGTCAAGAATTAAATATTGACAACCTAAGGCTGCTAAGTATTCAATCCTATCTAATAAAGACGTATCAGCTACAGATCCTTGGTGGTCTAAAAGAATTAATCTTTCATCGCCAAATACTTTTTCATAACCTTTACGTGCTTCTTCTTCTGTAACATCTTCAGGCATCCTAATATTTTTATTAATAGCCATACCAATAAGTTTAGTAGCAGTGTCGCCAATAGATTCCTCTAATGATATTAAACCAACCTTAGATTCAGTATTATCTAATAAGTTTAATATTGTTTCCTTAACAACAGTAGACTTTCCAGATCCAGTACCAGATGTAAATAAAGTAATTTCACCTAATCTCATACCAAACAATTTATCATTAACACCTTTAAGGCATAAAGGATAAGGTACAGATTTAACTGTAGATCTTTCTTTAAAAGCATCCCAGATCTTTTCACCACTAACAAAGTTATCGGGTTTATAAACTTTAGCACCCCAGATATTAGATAAATAAATATCAGATTGTTCTTTACAAAGAGCATCGTTAGCATCTTTATAAACACTATTAACAATATGACATTTACCTGGTTTTATAATGTGAGCCACATCGTTTGCTGAGGCTATCCCTGGTTCATCTTGATCAAAGGCCAACATTACCCGATCATATTTATTTACAAAATCTAGGTTACTAGCAATATTACGTCTAGCTGATTGAGCACCATTAACAATTGATACAACATCAAATTTGGCTTTGGCTTTAGTTAACATCTCAAGTAAAGATAAACAATCTATCTCACCCTCAGTAATAACTAAATTTCTATACTTACCGCAATTAGTCTGATTAAATAATTCAGGAACTTCAGCTTTACCAACAACTCTAAAGTCTTTAGTAGCTACAATTCTTTTCTTATAAGCTTTAACTTTTTTATTAATTGTAATTGGATAGTAATGACTAATAATATTTCTATTCTCATCATACTCAACCTTAACACCAGAATTGTATAATACTTGTTTAGATATTCCTCTAAAGGTATCAACAGGTAATGCTTCAATCTCATCTAAAGTTAGATTAGTTTGAACAACACTAAAATCAACTTCTGTATCTTGTGTATCTTTAGCTTGTGTTTTCTTACAAGAAAAACAAAAAGCAGATCCGTCACTATAAACTGCATTAGCATCACTGCTACCACAACTTTCACAACTTGTATGTTTTATAAAGTTAGTGTTCTTACCCATGTTATACCTCTCTATGTTATATTATTATACCTCTCATCAATCCATTTACTAAAACGAATTAAATCTTCACCACTTGCATTACTCATCATTTTATTAGCTAACGAACATACAAACTCCACATTACCTTTAATGTAACCTTTACTAGGATCTATACGATCTAGTGTAGGGCTGTAATTATCGCCACCTAAAAGACCTTGGCTAGGTTTCATTACATAACCTAGAATAGGACATCTACTATCTTTAGGATAAATAGATCTTAAATATTCTAAGTCTAAATCAAAGTCTAATCTATATTTCTTAACACGGTCTTTGCAGTGATTAAATGATCTACTGCAAATACCTTTAACTGATCTATAATATTTTAAAGCACTTTCACGTCTACACATTTTTTATAAAACCTTTCCAGTAATCTATATTCCAATCAGAATTATCTTTATAATCTTTTACAAGATAAAGCATCTTACCCATAACATTTAATCTTTCGATATAATCTTCAGGATAATGTTTTTTGTATAATCTAATTATAGATTCAAACTGTTTAGTTAGATCTTTACCTTTTAATAACTTAGTAGCCTTAACAATACCTACACCTTTAATACCAGGTATATTATCAACAGTATCACCTGTTAAAAGTTGTGTATTAAAAAACTCACACGCTTCAAATCTAGAAATAGACTTAACATGTTTGTGTATCATTGAATAAAATAAACCACCTATAATTTGCCAGTCTTTGTCTACAGTAATTAAAATATATAATTGTCCATTTTTTAAATACTTAGTAGCCTCAACAGAAGCCGTATCATCAGCTTCATAACCCTCTTTACTAATTGGTTTATAATTTTCTAATACATAATCTTTACACTCTTTAAAGTTAATAGGTTTTTCTTTCCTCTTACCTTTATAGACTGTAAAATCTTGTTTAATATCTCTTCTAAAATTTCCTCTAGCGGATACGTGTAATGAATATTTATCACATTGCACTTCATCTTTTACACTTTGATATATTTCATCAAATGTATTCTTAACATCTAAATTATCCTTTAAGGCTTTATGACATGCCCTGTATATCAATACATCGCCATCAATTATCCCTATCATATTGTTTTTATTACTCATTTTATACCTTTATATAATTTTGTTGGGCTAGCATTTTAACGCTAACCCATTTTATTAGTGAGTTTCTAACCATGATTTTCCATGTTTCGCATCACCATTCATTTGAATATTAAGTTCTAATTTTTTAGTAATATAATCACCAAAAGAATAACTTAATATTTCTTTAACTCGTTCAACGTTCTCAGGTTTAGTCTGTACTTGTACCTCGTCATGAATTAAGCCAAGCATATCAACTTCGATATTCTCATCCTTAAACATTTTAAAAGCATTAACTACAGCAGTCTTAACTGTAATAGCCTCAAAGCATTGTAGTAAATAGTTTAAACATTTAAAACTAGACTCAGCGTAGATACGTCTACCGTCAAGCCCTGGAATAAAACCTAAACCATCTTTATTTTTAGTTGTATAAAAAAATCTATTCAACTTCTCTACAAGTTCTTTAAGACCTGGTAGGGCATTATAAAGTTTATTCTTAACCTCTTTACCTTTTTCAATATCTTCAACACCAGTAACCATTTTACCAAGCTTAGCAAAACCCGCACCAAATACTGTAGCGTAAAGTAGACCCTTAGCTAAAGGTCTTGGTACACCTACAGTGTCGGCATTGTGTTGATGAATATCACCATTTAAAACATGATCATTAACTTCTTTATTATTTAAATAATGACATAATGCTCTAATCTGATTCCCGCTTGAATCACATCCAACCATTACTTTACCTTCATCAGCGATAAATAAAGACCTCATCTCAGATCCAAAAAATGCATTTGAGTTAGGTACATTAACAACTTTACTATGTCTTTGCCTTGAGGTTGGGGTTCCAAGATTAAAAGCCTCAACCATGACCTTACCATTATTAAGTTCAGCTAATTCAATCCAACCTTTAAGTACAGAGTGTCTAGATCTTAATTGATAATATTTTAAAACCTTTTGTCCAATATCACCTTTAATAGTATGTAACGTATCGGGAGTTATCTTTGTCTCGCCTCCAGGAGTATACATGCTTGGATTCCATCCCGCATCAATTAACATACCTCTAACCATGTCCATGTTTCCCAAATTGGCTTCAGTCATTTTAAAGCGTTGAAACAGTTTATTAGGTTTCCATTTATCAGTATCAGTTTGTTTTATTTCAGTACCTAAAAATTCAGATAACATCCTAGCACTAACAGCACTAAATCTACCATCTTGTAGGTACTTTGCCTTTTTAGGTTCTTTATCAATTAAAACTTTCCTAGGTTTTAATGTAGGGTTAATCTCATCTTCAATAACTTTCATCTCAGCAGTTAATTGTTCATAGAATTTTTTGGCTTTGGTAGTGTCAAAATTCCATTTAGTAGTAACTTGCCTTGCACAAATTTCAGCAATAGCATGTTCAGTTTGTAATGCAGTTTTAAAATTTGGTCTATTAGCAATTAAAGTTTGAGCTTCATTAACTACATACTTATAAACCTTATGAGTCAAATTAATATCTTGTATTCCGTAAACTTTCATAGCCTCAGAGTAATGATCAAAATCAGGTGACTCACCTTTAGCATCTTTAAGTATCTTACCAAAATTAGCTAAAGAGTGTTTACCCTCACGTCTAAAATTATTCATTTGAGAAATAATCATAGTGTCTACAAGTTTAACATTATCCTTAGGTTTCCAATTTAATAACTTAAGCATCACAGGAAGATCGTATGCAATCCCATTATGAGTAATAATAGAATCGAAACTATCTAAGTAAGGTGTTAAGTCTTTTAAAGGTTCAGATTTTTCATCATGATCAGAAAAAGTTTTAACCTCATTTGTAACTGGATCTTTAGTTATTGCTAACCATATTGTGTCTACTGTATCAAGTAAACCATTGGTTTCCAAATCGAGGAAAACTTTTTTAGTCATTTTATATCCTTTATAATTTATTGTTAATTCTTTTATCGGCTATATCAAAATAATCTTTGTTTGATTCTATTCCAATAAAATTCCTATTAGTACTATTACAAGCAACACCCGTACTTCCGCTACCCATTGTAAAATCTAAGACAGTATCATTTTCATTAGTATAAGTTTTAATTAAATATTCTAATAAGGCTACTGGCTTTTGGGTTGGATGTAATTTATTTTTATCAGAAGCAAATTCAATAACAGTTTTAGGATATCTAAAACCATCATTTTCTGTAACAACAGAAACTTGATCGCCATAATTTGAACTAGGTCTACCTGATTTAATTTTATAAGGCTTACCTTTAGTCATTTGAGGATTATACTTATGTGGCTTTAAACTAAACACACAAATATCTTCATGATTTTTTAATGGGTATTTCTTAGCATTAAGATGACCCGTACCTTGAGGCTTCATCCATATCCAATTATACTTAAACATATTAAGATTGCTTGAAACTAAAACAGAAGTAAAAGGATTTTGAGAAAATATAACTGACGCAGTATTATCTTTTGAAATCCTTTTTAATTCTGTCCACATTTTATCTAATGGAATAACACTATCCCATTTATTTCTTGTAGTACCATAAGGTGGATCTGTAAGTATTAAATCAACACTATTAGATTCTAATGTTGGTAATACTTTTAAACAGTCATCGTTTATTATTTTCATACTATTCTATCTTTTAAGAAATTATAAAACTTAGCCTGTAAAGCTTCTTTAGTACCATCGTTATTAAAACCATAACTAAAAGCATGATTATCTAATGCGTGTTCAGATTCATGGCCATCGCCATTACAATCAGGTCTTTTAACGCAAACAACAAAACCATGTTTTTCAATCATTTTAATTTCATTAGGAAATCTTACATCAGTTATAACAACATGTTCTTTACAGTTTTCATATTGCTTTTCTAATATTCTAACCCAAACATCTTCATGTAAATTTTCTCTAAATGCCATACCAACTTTTTGTAATATTTCTCTTGAAGATAAATTAAACCAATCAGGTAAAGGTAATTCTCTAAGTTCTCTCTCACCATCAGTAC